TTAGGCATCAACAACATGGCAATTGTGCCTGATTTGTCGGTGCAAGATGGAATTCAGGCGGTCAGGCAGATGCTGCCAATGTGTTGGTTTGATAGCGAACGAACGCACGATGGGTTAGAAGCACTCAGGCAATATCAGCGGGAATACGACGAGGACAAAAAGGCATTTAGGCAAACGCCCAGGCATGATTGGACAAGCCACCCAGCAGACGCATTTAGGATGCTTGCAATTGCTTGGAGGCTAGAGCCAAAGGTTAAGCAGCCAGATGTTGTTAAACCGTTGATTGTCGGGCCTGAGAACACAGTAACTTTAAATGATATGTGGGCAACCCACAAAACAACCAGGAGCAGTAGATTATGAGTGGTGTACAAAATCCATATCGTTATTTTTACGAACACGTTGCGGCAAGCCAAACCGCACAAGTTTTAGGTGGCGCTGGCGCAGCTGGTGATTACATCCATCGGCTTGTGTGTACAGTCACAACGTCCGCATCGTCCGCAGTGCAAATTGTTGACGGCACAGGTGCAGGGATTTTGACGCATACCGTGTTGCCAAACAATTCAGGTATTGGGTGCTTTAACCTTGAGTTAAACGTCGTGTCTGCAAATGGGCCGTGGAAGATTACAACCGGCGCAGGCGTGGAAGTGATGGCTGTGGGTATCTTCACGCAATGATCGTAGCAAGCGTATTGCGGTCTGGCGGTGATTTCAAGCCTGAACACGTTTATGCGCTTGAAAAGATGTGCGCTAAATATTTGCCACCGCACAAGTTTGCGTGTCTTACAGATATGGAATTAGAGTGCGAAACCATCCCTTTGTTACACAATTGGGTTGGTTGGTGGGCAAAGATGGAGTTGTTCCGGTTGCCAAGTGCGCTGTACTTTGATCTCGACACGGTGCTAACTGGGGACTGTACGGCAATGATTGAGGCAGCAAAGCAGCACGATTTTGTGATTATGCGTGACGTTTACCGCGGTCAATACAACCCGAAAGCCATGCAGTCGAGCATGATGTATTGGTCGAAACCTGTTGATTTGTACAAAAAGTTTGCTGAATTACAGATGTACGCAGCAGGGGGCGATCAGAGCTATATCGAACATCATATGCGCGACAAAGTGACGTATTGGCAAGATATTGCAGATGGAATTGTCAGTTTTAAGGCTGATGTGCTGCCAAACGGGTTAAATGATGCCAAGGTAGTGATCTTTCACGGTCATCCAAGGCCGTGGGAACAGACCAGAATCAAGTATTTAGAGGATTAAGATGGAAGCACTCACCGGCGTTCAGAAGTGGCTAAACGTAATCAGCCAGTATGACAACGAGTTTAAAAAGTGGGAAGCTCGCGCACAAAAGATTGTTAAGCGTTACCGCGACGACAACCGCAATCAAAACACCAATGAAACGGCTAAATTTAATATTCTGTGGTCAAACGTACAAACGTTGATTCCAGCCGTTTATGCCAAATTACCTAAAGCAGATGTAAGTCGACGTTTTGGTGATAGCGATCCAGTTGCGCGAGTTGCAAGCCAATTGATCGAACGGGCATTAGATTTTGAAATTGAGCATTATTCCGATTTTAGATCGACCATGAAACACGCCGTTGAGGATAGGTTCTTGGGTGGTCGCGGAGTGGCATGGATTCGTTACGAGCCGCACGTCCGGGTGCAAGATGTCCCGGAAGATGGATTCCAAGTAACTGAAGATGTTGATGAGCCGGATGAAGATGGAAGTCAACAAGTCAAAACAGCGATGCCTGGCGTTGATGGCACTATGGGAGAGGCCGAACAACAAGAAGAAATTGAGTACGAATGTGCGCCTACTGACTATGTCCATTGGAAAGACTTTGGTCATTCTGTTGCAAGAACATGGGAAGAAGTCACAAGCGTATGGCGCTGGGTGTACATGACCAAAGAAAGCCTTGCTGAACGATTTGGCGAGGAAATGGCTAAAAAGATACCTTTGGATGCAGGGCCTGAAACAAATAAACAGTATTCAACCCAGTCCAAAGACTTCACAAGGGCTAAGATTTGCGAGATTTGGGATAAAGAAAGCGGCAAAGTGTACTGGATCAGCAAAAGTTGCCCAGACATATTGGATGAACGTGACGATCCTTTAGAGCTTGAGAATTTCTTTCCATGCGCTAAACCGTTGTACGCCACAATGACGAGCGACACGCTTGTTCCTGTACCTGACTTCGTGCTGTATCAAGATCAAGCGCTAGAATTAGATATATTGACTGATCGTATTGACGGGTTGGTTAAGGCATTGCGGGTGCGTGGGGTCTATGACGCATCACAACCCACCTTGCAGCGTCTTTTAACTGAGGGCGATAACAACACACTTATTCCTGTTGATAAATGGATGGCGTTCTCTGAAAAAGGCGGCTTAAAAGGGTCTATTGACTTGTTGCCGTTGGATACCTTGTCTAATGCTCTGTTGCAATGTTATCGGGCAAGAGATGAAATCAAAAACCAAATCTATGAAATCACAGGTATTAGTGACATTGTTCGGGGACAGACAGCTGCTAGCGAAACCGCCACGGCACAACAGATTAAGGGTCAGTATGCAGGATTGCGCTTGCGCTCGATGCAAGAAGATGTTGCCTTGTTTGCGAGTGAGCTATTCCAGTTAAAAGCCCAAGTAATTTGCACCAAGTTTCAGCCGTCTACGATTATGCAGTACGCAGCAGCCAATGCGATGCAACCAGCAGATCAAGCGATGATCCCGCAAGCTTTGATGTTGTTACAAAATAAACCATTGCGGTCATTTCGTATTCAAGTTGATTCCGATAGCTTGGTCCAAATTGACGAGAATCAAAATAAACGTGATCGTACCGAGTTTCTGCAAGCAATGGGCGGGTTTTTAACGCAAGCATTACCGATGGGGCAACAAGCGCCAGAACTTGTGCCAATGTTGATTGAATTGGTAAAATTTGGCATTGGTGCATATAAGAAAGCCGAGCCAATTGAAGGCACAATTGACCAAGCAATGGAACAATTGAAATTGAAGCAACAAAACGCTGCGTTACAACCGCCACCACCAAACCCAGAGGTTGTGAAAATGCAAGCTGAACAACAATTTGAACAAATGAAGATGCAAGCTACTGCACAAGCAGATCAAATGCGAGTTCAGGCCGATAGTCAAATTGCTCAAGCGAAAGCACAGGCTGAGATGCAGATTGCTCAAATGAAAATGCAAGCAGATCAAGCATTAGAAGCGCAAAAACAACAGCATTTGGCACAGATGAAACAGGCCGAGTTAGATCACGCTGAACGTTTGGAGCATTGGAAAACAGAATTAGAGCAAGCTACCAAAATCACAGTAGCAAGAATTGCGGCTAATCCTGGCGTTGATATACCTTTACTTGAGGCACAAGAGGCTGCAAGTCAGAAAGTCACGCGAGAATTGGGCGATAATTTGTCGATTGCAATGAGCAAAATGCACGAGTTGCACAGCAACATGGCTGACATGGTCGGTCAAGCGATGAACCGTATTGATGGCGCGGTTGGCGTGATGGCTGCACCTAAACGAATTATCCGCGGCAAAGACGGTAAGGCAATTGGCGTAGAGGTGATCCAATAATGGCACTTGTTCTCGCAGATCGCGTTCAAGAGTATTCGACCACCACAGGCACGGGTGACATTACGTTGTCAGGTGCGTATGCAGGGTTTCAGACGTTTGCAGCAGGTATTGGCAACGGAAATACCTGTTATTACACGATTACTAGCGATACAAACCAATGGGAAGTCGGTATTGGCACGGTGGGCGTTGGCACATTGGCGCGGACAACGCTGATTTCATCGTCTACGGGTGCAAAAGTATCGTTTACAGGCACGTTGACCGTCTTTGTGACTTATCCAGCTGAGAAGGCTGTGTACGGCGAAGGTACAGCAATTGTTGCTCCAACTGGTGCTTTGCTGCCTATTGCAAACGGCGGCACAAATGCGACGACTGCGGGCGCAGCGTTAACCAATTTGGGTGCACAACCAGCATTCGGCTCACAAACAGCAAACACGGTCTATGCAGCCCCTAGCGGTTCGGCGGGGTCACCGACGTTTCGAGCATTGGTTGCAACAGATGTACCTACGCTTAATCAAAACACAACAGGCACGGCGGCTAACGTCACAGGCATTGTTGCAATTGCCAACGGCGGCACAGGATCATCTACGGCATCAACGGCTAGGACAGCACTAGGGCTTGGCACAATTGCCACGCAAGATGCTAATAACGTAGCAATTACAGGCGGTGCAATTGATGGCGCAACAGTTGGTTCGACTACGGTAGCAGCGGGATCGTTTTCTACGCTAAACAGTAGCGGAAATACACGATTAGGTGGCGTAGCAGGCAATCAATCGTTGCAAGTTAATAACGTAGCGTCTGCGGTTAACTATGTGCAAGCGGTTGGTGCAACAACAACTAATGCCCCGACTATTTCAGCGCAGGGTAGTGATGCAGCTATCAGCCTTGCATATACTTCAAAAGCGTCGGGCAGTCACACTTTTAATACTGGTGGTGGTCAACAGTTTGCTGTTGGACATACAGCTAGTTCGGTTGATTATTT